ATGATGTAGATCAGTTTGAAGCAATCATCCAAGCGGTAAAAATGATGGATAAGGGAGAATAAAATGATAAACGCATTCAAACTCATAAAGGCTAATTTTAACATGTCGTTAGTCGAATTTATCTTAGGCAGTTTCGCCTTTGCAGTTTTCTTATTTTCAATGGCAGTTCTTGTTCTGCTTGGCGGGAGCTTAATTTAATGGCTGATCTTATAAAAAATCCAAAACACTACTCACGCTTTAAAATTGAGCCGGCAGATTATGCGATGGACAACGAGCTGCCACACCACGTTGGCAGCATCGTCAAATACGTTACTCGCGCTGGCCATAAAATATACACAGACTGCGATCGTTTGCAGTCAGAAAAAATTGATTTGCAAAAGGCAATTGAGTGGGCAGAAAAGCGCATTGAAAAAATTGATCAAGAAAAGGCGACTGCCGAAATGAAATTGGATCTTGCCAAGCGCCAATTTGAAGCGGCACAAGCGCACGTCGATGCCATGAAAAAAAATAATCTCGAAATAGAGCTTTCGGTTTTAAACGATGTCGGTGTCGTTATTCAAGAGGATCAAGATTATGAATAATTTTTTATTAATATGCATCGTTCTTGGGCAGCAACTTTATTGCACGTTGGCGTTATAAAAAATGTTTTGTCCACACTGCAACAGCGACCGATTACGCAAATATGGTTTTAGATCTAACACTGACGGCACTAAGACGCAGCGCTGGCAATGTTGCGAATGCGAAAGGCGTTGTACTCATTTGCTTGATGCCTTAGCTGATGATAAGGTGCAGATGCGTAGCGACGTGCCAAAAATGTCGCGGTACATCGTCACTACAGCGCAGAACGCCACGCCAGTCCATAAAAATTTTTGGCAATCTATTTTAAAGTGTGCGGAATATTACGCCGCTGAGATCATTGTGATTCCGTCCCGATACCAGAACCCGACCAGCCAGTGGACGACGGATTTGAACGATCACGAATGGTGGGACGCGCCTGTTCTGCCATATCTCGTCAAAGGCAATATTGCGCTTCACAAGGCGCTAATGATCGTCAACACGAAAGTGCAATTCACTGCCAGCAATCCGCTTGCGAGCATGGAAACGCTGACCGGTGACAAGTCTGGTATTGTTGGCCATCCCCGCGTCGCACAGAAGTCGGTCGCCACACCGCAGAATAAACATCCAAAAATGATGTACACGACCGGCGCCTGTACGGTTGAAAATTATACGGATACTAAGGCCGGCCATATTGGTCGATTTCATCATTCGTTTGGCGCGCTGTTGGTCGAATGCGCTAACGATCGATTTCATGTGCGACAATTGGCAGCTATGAAAAACGGATCGTTTTGTGATTTGAATATGGAATTTACGCCGGACGGCTGCGCGACCGCAAAGCGGCCGCTTGGCATTGTAATGGGAGATACGCATTGGTGCAAAATAGATCCTAAAGTTAAGGCCGCGACATTTGATCGTGGTGGCATGATTGATTTCTTGCGGCCCCGAAATTTATTCTGGCACGATCTTCTGGATCAGTATGCACGAAATCATCACCACAAGAATAATTGGATAGTAGATTATAAAAAAAATCGAACCGGCCAAGATAATCTGACACAAGAAATTCACGACACGTTAGACGGCCTGATTAACAGCACGCCGGAAGATTGCCATTCCTTGGTCGTCAGCTCAAACCACGACCGCGCGTTGGCGCGATGGCTGTTAGAAGCAAACTTTAAAAACGATCCAATGAACGCTCGCTTGTATTTAAAAATGTCTGGGATGATGATTGATTATTTGGAAAAAAATGATTTTAAGGGGATCGATCCATTTATTTTATATGCGCGTGAATATGTTCAAAACAGCGATAAAAAAATTGTTTTTCTCGAAGGTGACGAAAGTTTCATGTTGAACGGCGTCGAGCATTGTCTTCACGGCGATATTGGCACCAATGGATCGCGCGGAACAACGCGCAATTTAAGTCGCATCGGCGTGAAGGTCACCAAAGGCCATAGCCACACCGCCGAAATAATTGACGGCTGCTACTCCGTCGGTAAGAGTACCGGTAAATTAGAATATGAAGCTGGGCCATCTAGCCACAGCAACACACACTGCGTGCAGTACTACAATGGAAAGCGCGCGTTAATCACAATTATTAATGGGAAGTGGAAACTATGACCGTCGAAGAATTAATTGAGATTTTACGTCAAATGCCGGAAGGTGATGAAGTAAGATTGTTTTATAATGGACAAGCGCGAGCTGTTGTCGGCGCCGCACTATCTGAAATATCGAAGGAAGGTTTTTCTGAGACGTTGATCATGACCGAAAAAAATTATAAAGATTTGTTGTTGAAAAAACAGCTAGAAGAATTATAAACAAAAAATTACAAAAAAATAAAATGGAAACAAACAAAAATGGTAAAAATAAATTTTAAAAAGTCGTACTTAAAAAAGTCACCGGTTTATAAAGATCCAACAGAAAGTTTGATGGATTTCACAAAAGTGTTGTCTGACGCCGGAATGATTATTTCTGGACTGCCTGACACATCCGGTAAAATAAATCGTTTATCGACGACGACCGATAAAGGTCGCGAGAGATCCGGCTGGTATGTGGCATTTGATGGTGAGGTTTTTGGTGCGGCTTACGGTAATTTTAAAACTGGCGAACAGGGAAAGTGGTCGAGCGTTGAACGCCACAGCATGACCGCCGCCCAGATTGCAGAACATCAACGCCAAGTGAATTTGGCCAAAGAGCAGCGAGAGGTAGAACAAAATGAAATTTATAAGCAATCGGCAAAAAAAGCTGCAGCGATTATTGCGGGAGCAAGAAAAGAAGATCAGCATGGATATTTGGAGAAAAAGAAAATTGCGGGAGCTGCGACAGTTCACGCGGGATGCATCGCAATTCCCGCCATCGACGCCGATGGAGAAATTAGCACAATTCAGTTTATCAGCGAAAATGGCGATAAAAAGTTTTTGGCTGGCGGTAAAAAAGCTGGCTGCTTCCATTTAATCGACGGTAATAGCAAAACCGTTTATGTCTGCGAAGGATGGGCCACCGGTAAAACTATAAACGAAGCGACCGGCAACGCTGTTGCTGTTGCGTTCGACAGCGGAAACTTGATGCCGGCCACTGAAACGGTTCGCGCAAAGTTTCCAAATAGCTCATTGATTATTGCCGGCGACGATGACCACGAAAAAGATGTTAATGTCGGTCGATCAAAAGCGGAAGCGTGCGCTCAAGCATTGGGCTTGATGTGTGTGTTTCCCGATGTTGAATTGGGTGAGACAGATTTCAATGATATTGGTGTGGAACGCACGAAAAAAAGTTTAAATGAAAAACCAGAAGCATTTGAAGAAAAGCAGTCGCTTGACAACATGCCGCCGCACTTATTAAATCCAGACGGCATCTTGGCAGACATTGTGAATTATTACAATTCGACAGCACGCGCTCCGCAGCATGGATTTGCGGTTCAAGTTAGTCTTGCTGTCGCGAGTTTGCTTTTAGGTCGACGATTTAAGACGACCAAGAATAATTTCAGCTCCATGTACTTCTTAAACGTGGCCAAGTCCGGTACCGGCAAGGAACACATAAAAACAGTCTGCGAAAATGTTTTGGACGCCTGTGGTAAGGAAGATCTCTTAAATGGATCTGGCTATACTTCAGCCGGCGCCGTTTTTAGTACGCTTCTTAGACGACCAAGACACATGACAATCATTGACGAATTTGGTCGCTACTTGGAAGCAGCCGGCACAAAAGGCAACAGTAATTTTCAAGAGGCGAATACGCAAATCATGGAAGCCGTTGGTCGAACGGCCGGCGTGATGCGTCCACTCGCTTATTCGACGATGGCGGTCAGTTCTGAGAAGGCCGACGAAATGGCCAACAGAAAAATTTATAATCCGGCCATTACACTAGTATCGATGACAACGCCGTCGACGCTTTTCGCAAATATCTCCAATAGTAATGTTAGCGACGGTTTTATCGGTCGCTTTATTGTGAGCGTGAGCGACATGCCGCGATGCGTACATCGCCACACGGACTTTGTCGATGTGCCAAAAAGAATTGTTGATTGGTCAGAAAAAATAGATGCGCGTTTTGGTGTCTACAGCGACAGCGAATTGGCCGAAGATCGTCCAAGCTTTATTGAACTGTCATTTGATCACCAGTCGATGGTCTTGATTGCTGAATTTGACCAAGAGCGCGTAGATACTTGTGACGAATTAGAGCTATTTGGCCTTGAGGCATTGGCCGGTCGATCATCAGAGATGGCCATGAAAATGGCATTGATTGTAGCGCTTGCCAAAGATCCAAACGCCAACACTGTTGACGCTGCCAGCACGAGCTGGGCCATTCAATATGTGCGACACTCGTTGCAATCCACAATTAAAATTATGAAGCGCAATATTTCTAATAGTGACGTTGAGAAAGAGAAAAAAGAAATTTTAAACGCCCTGCGCGAGCTTGGCGAAAGTGGAATCACATGGGTTAATATGATGAAGCAGTCACCATTTTCAAAGTACGGCCGCAAAAATTTAGAAGAAATTCTACGCACGTTAGAAGCGGCAGAATTAGCCACGCTCAAAGAAGATAAGACCGGTCGCGGCCGCCCGAAACAGGTTTGGTATGCCATTTAAAAATAATAATTATTTTTATGCTTGACGTAAAAATACAGATCTGTCATAAAGATCATACAAACAAACAAAAGGAAAAACAAATGAACAAACTAAAGGAAAAACAAATGACTGAATTTAACACCCCATTTACAAGCGAAGTCGCTACCGTAATCACTGAAGCTAACCTTGAAAAATATCTGAACGCTGATAGCAAATGTGTATTTGCTGAGAAACTTCTTCACTCTTTAAATTGGCGCGCCCCTGAGTGTTCCATCAATTACGTCAAAGATCTTTTCGAAGATCTTCACAACGAACTTTCACCACCGGAAAATATTCCACCGGCTGCTCAAACAGCGATTGACAGTTTTAAAGCTGATATTGCTGGCCAAGAAGCTTGGTTGAGAACAACAGCCCTGACTGAAAGTTCATGGGTGGTTGGTCGTGACGGCATTTATGTTTCAGCAATATTAGATGAAAATAAAACCACCACTGGTGAGCATAGAATTAATGTTAATCCGCTGGACGCTACTCGCTACAGTCGCGAGGCCGCCAACAAGTTGGCAGCAGTAACTCATAATGGTAATGGTCAGATGGAAGTTTATACATTGCACGAAGCAGTGAACGAAGCTCTGGACGCCAACTGCAAGGCAGTGAACTCTTTAATTAAACTTTTCCGCGACGCTGCCAAAAACTAATCCCCCCGCCACGCTGGTTCTTTCCACCAGTGTTTAACCAGTCCGTGGGTACTGGTGTGGCCAAAACCCACAACTTTTTTTAAACAGATCAAGAAAGGAAAAATGAAAATGATTGATCTTAAATCACTGGTGCGTACAGATGACGCGCCGAAACCACCAATTATCACGCTGTATGGTACAGGTAAAATTGGTAAAACCACGCTGGCTGCCAGCTTCCCCGCGCCAGTCTTTATTAGGACAGAAGACGGAACCGACAATTTATCGGTCGATGCGTTCCCACTCGCAACATCATTCAAGGACGTCAAGGACGCGATTTCAGCGCTCTGTGGTGACCATGAATTTCAAACGCTTGTGGTTGACAGTCTAGATTGGTTAGAGCCACTCATATGGGCCGAAGTCGCTGCTGACAATGGTGCCAATAGTATTAATGACGAAAGTTGCAAAGCGCTGACGTTTGGCAAGGGCATGGCGCTTGCTGGCGACAAGTGGCGCGACGATTACTTAAAAGCAATTAATTATTTGCGCGATCACAAAGGCATGACCATAATTCAGATTGCACACCACCAAATAAAAAGGTTTGATGCACCAGACACCGATCCATACGACCGATATGGCATCAAGCTTCACAAGACCGCTTCAGCACTAGTCGCTGAAGATAGTGACATTATTTTCTTCGCTAATTACAAGACTTTCACCAAGGAAAAAGATGTCGGTTTTAACAAGAATGTTACGCGCGCACTAGGCAATGGCCAGCGCGTTTTGCATACACAGGAAACACCGGCTTGGCAAGCTGGTAATCGCTATGGAATGCCAGAAGAAATTATTCTGGAATTAACCGGCGACGGCCTGTGTGATATCTCGCCAATTCAAAAATCAATACCATTTTTTAACAGAAAAGGAAAAAAATAATGGCATATTTAGGAAACTTTGACCTCGCGGATCTTCCACAGGATGATTTCGCAGCACTTCCAAAAGGCACTTATCAAGTGATTATCAAAAATTCGGAAACTGTGCCGTACAAATCCGGCAACGGCGAAATGTTGAAGGTTACGTATGAAGTCATAAGCGACAAAGGTAAAGGTCGTCTGGTATGGGAAAACATGAATTTGTGGCATCCCACAAGCGAAAAAGCTAAGACCATTTCTTGGTCACAGTTTGGATCGATCATGAACGCTGTCGGCGTTCAGACGTGTCAAGATAGCACGGAGCTACACGATAAGCCGATGACAGTCGACCTTGATGTAGATGGACAGTACAACAAGATAACCAAATGGCATCCCGCAAAGTCGTCGTCAGCTCCGGTAACGACGGAACCTGTAGAAGTTGTGGCAGAGAGCGCTAACAGCACTCCAGACGCAAAAAAGGCGCCTTGGGAGTAATTTAATGGTAGCTATATCAAAACCACAAATAATTCGTGATGCGATATACAAAAATTATCAAGCGTCGGCTGGTGACAGCCGGCGCCCACACCTTGGTGGATCGATTATCGGTGACGAATGTCCAAGAAAGCTTTGGTATACCTTCAGATGGGCCAGAAC